CCACCAGAATCAGATCTCCATTGAATTTCAAATTTATTACCAGGTTTCCAAATAGTAAAAGTATCCATTGCACTCAATGGATTATCTGCTTTTTTAAATACAATAGTTTTTACATATTGAATATCTCCTGCATTCCTGTCTTTAGTCAGATTGTAATATTTAAATGGTTTTGCAGTTTTTGATATTTTTTTGAGAGAAACTCCTATTAATTTTTTCTCCCCAATAAGATCTACCATCAACTGATTCAATCCTTTTATTGTTGCCGCATTCTCTATCATCTTCCAATCTGCTTCAGACATTTTATTTGAAACAAGATAAAAATCTGCAGGACTCCACTTATTAATATTACTGAATAATTTTTCTTTCCTATTTAATTCTTTTAACTTAGATTCTATAAGGGAAACTTTTTTACTGCCTCTATGAAAAGTCCAACTTATATTCTTATCAACCTTTGTATATAATTCATTCGCACCTTCAATAGATGAATTAATCCAATCTTCTGAAATATTTAACATGTCTTCAAATTTTGCATCAACATCAATAAAACTTTTACATTTTTCAAAATTTGATGTTGACACATCTTCTACTTTTATTTTTCTACCTAAAGAACGAAATGCTAATGCCGAATATAAGCATTGTGCAGATTCGACATTTCTAGTTTGAACTGCTCCCCTATCTGCTCCTGCCCTAATAGGTTTATAAAGTATGACCATTTTATCATTGGTCAGATTCACAACAGTAGCAGGAAAGGAAGAGGCTCCTATTTTCTGTCTTGTAATTTTATTATTAGGTATTCTAGATCTTTTAAAAGAATCTTCAACCTTTTTTTGCATTGATGCTCTATCTGGACCTTTTACGATAAAGGTAGTGCTTTTAGAAGATGCCGACTTAACAGTTACATCAAAATCTCTAAATGAAGTTATTATATTATAAACCTCTTCCCCAAAATTCATTTTTATTTTTATTTATGGAGTTAAGGAGACTCAAACTCCTTGAGATAGTCCTTCTCTTTTTGATATGGAACTATCTCACCAGTATAATGTTTCCATCCTTCTTGAATATCGGGAACTAACCATTGATCAACACGATAACAATATTTCCAGTTTACAGGTTGTATACAATTCATCACAACTACCGTCCAGAATGATATAAGATAGTTGAGAATTGTATACATTAGAATACGAATGTAACCAGTGCCGCATATCCAACTAGTATAACACACAATCTAGAAAGAACGCTGTAGTATTTTCTGATTGGTGTTCCAAAGTATTGTTGTCCGATCATCAAACATTTATGTGCGGGTGAGATCAAGTATCCAGAATACTCGGTGCAAAGAAACCAGACAAGATATTGAGGTCCAAAGATTGCCACAAGTGCAGAAGTCATGCCAGCATACTTGCCAGATGAACCCATAATGTAGGCAGCAACCATAGCAACAAGAGATGCAGGAACTAACATTTCAGGAGTTGCTGCTTGGAGATAGTCCATGACTGGACCTTTAATCAATCCTACAACTCCACCAAGGGCAAGGACAATCGTAGCAATGATAGCAAACTTACCATCTAACCACTTACCCCACTTCCAATCCTTAAACACAATAGAATAATAAATTGCCATTCCAAGGAACCAAGGGAAGAAGAATATTGCTCCTCCCTTACCGGTATTCAATAAAAGGATAACAGTAGCAATTAGAGGTGCCCACCCAGTAATGGCACGTCTCCAATTAAATTCTCTAACATATTCTAAATTAGGAATAACAGAAGTGGCAGGAACTTTTGTGAAAATATACCACCAGGTATAAGTAAGAGTAATAATAAGTGGAATGATTGTATATCCAAGAAAAGTTGAATAAGAAACTCCCATCACTGCCATAGGAAGAACAACTGTCTTCTCTAATGGAGACCACCAATAATAATGATGAACAGATAGATAATCAATCACACCAAAATCAGAACGACGTTGTTTATCAGGTGGTGCAATTGCATCAAGAAGTGGTGCCGATAAAGCAACACGTCCTGGAATAGGAAGAATACCACCCAACAATGATGTGATAATAACAAGGACACGATTATCCTTGATGTATTTCTTTGCTAAAGCATATACATCTTCTAATGCAGAATAATCCCGGATGAAACCACCCAAGATCATAATACCAAAGATGTAACCCATATAGAGTTCATTCTTAGCAATAGATTCAACTACTTTCGTTATCATTCACAATTTCCTCAATTTGTTTATCAAGACTTACAATTGCTTGACGAATATCAATCACACGTTGCGGACAACATGTAGGATCATAAGTATATCCTTTTATATCAGTAAATAATGACTGACGAACTGCTGCTGCCTGATAGACAGATAGTTCTAATGTTACTTTTTTATCTTGACTCATAGGTCTCCCTCAACACGATTTTCAGAATAATGGACATCAAACTCACCACCAGGATATCGTGACTTGAGTTTATCAACATTCATCTCAATGATATCATCAAGAGAAATATTGAGACCCATACATGCCTGTGCAACATACCACATAATATCACCAAGTTCACGTTTGAGATGAAATAGGTTCTCTTCGTTTACTGGTTTGCCTTGGAAGACGATCTTCTTTACAACTTCAGTAAACTCACCTGCTTCGGCACACATACCAACAGAGGCAGTGAGAAGTCGATGTGTTTCAAATCCTTCTCCACGAAGTTCTTGAATACGATACTCAAAGGCATCGGCATCTTGACTGGGTTGAGATGTGACGGCATTCACAAACTCAAGATATGCGTCAGTATTTACGGTCATGAAAATTTAAATCCCTCAAATGATTTCTTCGGTCTATCCTCGTTATTATACTCTTCTTCCCGTCCAGAGTCAAGTATATTATCTTGTGCTGACTGTTCGCAATCATAAAGACGCATCTTGGAACGATCAATTCCAATCACAAATCTCTTATTGACTACAGTATCATTGTATCTGTTCTTTAATTGCTTCACCATTATCTGTCCAATCTGCTCAAGTTCCTCAGTGCTAATAAGGGCAAACATAAGATCAGCAGTAGCAGGGAGACCAAAGGACTCAGAAGTGTCAGTAAGGTCAACATCAGAGCTACCATAACCAGAACGAGTGGTCTGGGTGGCAGATACGATAGGGACCTCGGCTTCGCCAGCCAACCCTCTAAGCTCCTCTGCAATAGATTTAATATATGAATATGAATTGACAGACATCCCTGACTTATAACGGGAGGAAGCACATATATTAAGGTAATCAATGAAAATAATATCAGGTCTAAATGACTTCTTAAGTGCAAGCTCACTAAGAAGTGCTTTAAAATGTCCACTATGTGCAGATGCTGTAGGGTATTCTTTAATTATAAGTGTGCCTTGAGTTTTTGCTGCTAACTTAGTTACTTTATTCTCAAACGTTGACTTAGGCAAATCTACAATGTTCTGAATAGCAACATCTAATAAGTTCGCATCAATTCGTTCAGCAATTTTCTCTTCTGCCATCTCCATTGTAATGTAGAGTACGTTTTTCCCTTGGAGCAACACGGAGCTAGCAACATGGCACATGAATAAAGACTTCCCGACACCAGTACCAGCAAGCGCGATAGTAAGAGTCTTATTAGATATACCCCCGCTCGTAATCTTATTAAGGTATTCGAGATCAAACGAAACCTTCTCCTCCTTCCTGTGATAGTACTCATATCTTTCTTGATAGTTTTCTAAGTAGTCGTGTCCAATGTTGTTGTCAAAAGAAACTGCCAGTGCATCAGAAAGAATAGAAGGAATCGCATCCCTACTCTTCTTCTCATCATTTCCGTCTGCAATGTGAATCGATTCCATCAGTGCAAGATAAATCGCACGGTCACGACACCACTTTTCGGTAGTGTCTAATAACCATTCATTATCTACTGGAAGATCCGTAAACGAATTGCAGATGTCTCTGGTTTCCTTAATCTCACTCTCGTTTAGATCTGTCCGATTCTCAACCTCAATATTTAGTGCTTCTGCTGTAATTGCAGAACCATACTTCACAATGAACTGAGTAATCTCCTCAAAGATTACTTTTTCACCTCTTTGCTCAAAATATGTTGGTTCTATAAATGGAATTACTTTACGAGAATAATTTTCGTTACATATTAAGTTTCTGAGAATTGTAGTCTCAATCCGTTCCATTATGTGTAGTGTAAATATGTGCTTAAAAGATATTTTGATTCACTTATTGGAGGATTTCCTTTATGAGGAAACATCCAAAGTGGAGGAAAAATAATTAGTGTTCCTTTTTTTGGTTTAATAATTAAATCAGAAAATTCGGTTTCTCCACCCTCTTCGACATCATTCAAATACCAAAAGAAAGATAAAAATCTTCTAGCAGTAGGATATTCTTTAACATCAACATGAGTATCAAAACGATCATTTCCTCCAGTATTATACCTTTTTATTCTAAATTCTTCAAATGCATGTGATTCAGGAAAAACATTTTTATGAACATAGTTATAGTATTTGTCTCTATATTTAAAAACTTTTTTTATAATATGATCATGTGCCTTCTCAATTTTAGATCTATTTTTAGTTATATTAAGTTGAGTGAAATTTGGAGTTCCATTATTATCCAAAATTTCATGCTCATCGGAATTTAATTCAAAAAAAGAAACCAATTCATCACAAATATTTTCTTCTAAAGAATTTTCATGAATGTGAATTAAATCAGAAAGTTTAACCATAAGAGAAAATCTTCTTCGCGGCAGCATCAAGTTGCTGCATTACTTCTTCTGTAAAATAAACTTCTGGGTCTTTTAGAATTGCCTTGGCATATACTTTTTTACCATCCATTTCATAACGACCGGCAACGTTCTTCCACATTCCGGCAAGTTCACCTAACTCAAGTAAACCATAATACCTATCAAGACCACGCTCATCGTAATAAAGACGTATCGTAACATCCTTGTTCTCCTTGCTTAAACGTGACTTAGCAGTCTTTGCCTTGATAAGATTTCCAATGACTTCTGTTCCATCTTTTTCTTTCTTCTTGCTGAGATGAATAATGGTACTGGCAGCATACTTAAGACCACTACCACCTCCCATCTCTTTAGTAGGAACATAAGAGCCGATAACGTCATAAGTGTGATTGGTAACGATCATTGGAATATTAGCCTGCCCCAACTTGAGTGTCAACATTCTGAAGGCACCCTTAATCAGTTGTGATTTTGTCATGTCACGAACCTGCTTTTCATTGAGTGCATCAGTAATCTCTTTCTCAGTCGAAAGCATTCCTAAAGAGTCTAGCACAAACATGCAGGGTTTGCGATCTTCCTCAGGTGCTTTTTGATACATATCCACTGCCTTGAGTGCCTTACTACGGAACTCCTCAACAGTTACTACATTGACCACAACAAGTCGTGAGAGATCAATTCCTCTGCTTTCTAAGAGTGACTTATTGACAGCTGCCTCAGTATCAAAATACAAGCAATATCCATCAGGATTAGAGTCCAGAAAATTCTTAACCACTGCGAGAGAGAAGAAAGTTTTTCCCGTAGAACTTTCACCAGCAATTGCAGTGATTTTATTACCAGAAACACCCCCACGGATAGAGCCAGATACAAGAGCATTAAAGATGAACGAACCAGTATCAACGTATGTTTCAGTTTCGTCAATGTCTGCTGCCAGTTTGGTAAAGTCATCTCCGATTTCCTTTACGATGTCTTTTAAAAAATCCATTATACAAAAAATAAGTCAAGGTTTACTGTTTTCTCCACATTCCACCCAATCGCATCAAGAATAGATTTGAGTGGGTCTA